GGGGGGGGACGGCGCGCCGGGGTGTCCTCGCCGGGGGGTCTCGCGTGGCGTGGGCCAGGGGGCACGGCTGCGCAAAGGCCCGTGTGGGGGGGGGCGGCGGCGCGCCAGGCGGCTGCGCCGGTCGGGCATTCGACGCCGTGGATGCGCTTGGCGTCGAACGCGACGTTTCACCCGTCAGACTCACCAAAGGAGCGCTTCGCCCGTATTCCCCCGACGATGCGGGCGGTGCGGAACGCTGCCCACCCGACGATGCGGGCGGTGCGGAACGCTGCCCACCCGACGATGCGGGCGGTGCGGATTGGGAACCACGCCGCGATGCGCCGTCCGACGGCGTAGTGTCGTAGTCCCTATCGAGCATGTACGAAAGCTGCGCGGGAAAATCCTCGGCTTTGATGTAGGTATAGTTGCCTGGGGAATCCTTTTCCCGCCCGTCCTCGATGAACTTGAATGTGTTTGAACCGGTCTCTACAATAATAGGCATGGTTTACCAACTCCTTGTCCAGCGCGCCGTTGGCGCTTGGGAACGACCAAACGCAGCCATTGCAGCATTCTGTCTATCGGCTTCCATCTTCTCTCGCGTTAGTCCGGCCTCTTGCGCCATCTGTGCATTGCGATAAGCCGTCAACTCATCTTGGGTTCTAAACGCCAACCCAAACTCGCTTTTCTGTTTCAACTCGGCTAGGGCCAGTTCGCGCTGCTGATTGGATAGCTGGCCGGACTTGTACATGTTCTCGATACGATTCGCCTCAAGACCAAGTTCACGCTCGGTGTTGGCCCGTTGTTGTTGCAATCCAAACTGCTGTCCGGCCATCTGCCAATCCCGTTCATCGCGCAATTGCTGTTGTCCAAACTGCTGTCCGGCCATCTGCCATTCCCGTTCGTCGCGCAGTTGTTCTTGCCCGAAGTTCGCCCCCCACTGGTTCGCCTGCTCGTTCGCCATCCATTCCGCCATCTGCTGTTGGCGGTTAGCCATGCCCATGTTGAAGGTGTCGCGCTGCTTACCCCAGCCTGATTCATCCCAATAGCGCTGATTCCCCTGCGCGAACTCTTGCCCCCACTGATTAGCGTTCTGCATAAACTGCGCCATCGGGAGTGCGTTCTCCCAATAGCGGGCGGTAGGTGAATTCTTGTCGTTGAAATTCCCGACACTAAATTGCGTACTAGGGAATGCCGTCGCCCAATCCGGAGCTTGCGGGACTGTGTATGGTGCGACTTTTTCCCCCTTATCGTAATCGCCGCCGCTTCCCCCGCCGCCGTTCCATTGCGGAACCTGCATACCGCCCCATGTGGGCGGAGCGGACGGTGTGTAGGTCTGCGGTCTTGGCCTGCCTGTCGCATACGGGTTTCCGACCGAGGGTGTTCCTGCGGCGCTGGCGTTTCTTCCGAACTGAGGAAAAGCGCTAGGGGATTCCCCTGGGCCGAAGTTCATCTCCCGCGTTATCTGAGGATTCGCCGGATACTGATTTCTTCCGGACTGCGAAGCGACGCCTGACTGATTCGTTCCGGTAGAACCCCTCCATTGTGGATCATTCTCCGGAGTAGCATTCCGCCACGGCGATTGAAAATTGGGCGGAGTATGCCCTTGCAGCTTCGACTGATCCCATCCGAAATTGCTTCCGGACTGCTGCCGTTGCATTTCCGCCGCATCGTTGGCGGCTATTCGGCGCTGGCTGAAAAGGTCTTGCATTTGCGCCTGTCGCAATTCTGAATTCCCCGCCGACTGCGGATTCCCCGCCGGTCGTGGAGTCGCCGCCGCCGTTCGTGTTGGGTAGAGCGCTGCCCATTGCTCTGCGGTATTGGTAGCCATCTGTCTATCCCCCTAACCCCATCAAATATTCTTGTATCTGTGCGTCGGTCATGCCGCCGTTGACTAGGGCTTGGAAGGCAATGGGGTCTTGCTGCCGTATCATGTCAAGCATTTCCGGCGTAATCTGCCCGCTTACCTCCGGCGGTAGTCCGCCGCCCATAGGACTAGGCGGAGCGGGCGGCTGCAAGTCCGCCATACCGCCAGGCCCCATAGGCATTCCACCCATCCCCATATCAGGCGGCATTCCACCCATTCCCATATCAGGCGGCATTCCACCCATCCCCATATCAGGCGGCATTCCACCTGCCCCCATATCAGGCGGCATTCCGCCCATTCCCATATCAGGCGGCATTCCGCCAGGCGGAGCGGGCTGCGGCGGCGGCGGCGGGTTAAGAACCCCTTCGAGCGGCGTCCCCTGCATAAACTGCTCCGCCTTGTCGGGGTAGAATGCCGTAAGCGCTAGAGCGTGCCGCTTGGCCTGCAATTCCGGTGCGCTCATGGCCTGCTCCAGATAGATACGATTTTCTTCGTCTTCGGGGTAGTCCATCTGCGACCACATCTCCCAGAAGGTGCGGCGGCTGAGTAGACCGGCCTGATTCAGTTGCAGGCCAAGCGTCAAGCGCGGCGTATCGTTTTCCGGTAGCTGCGCTCTCAAGCTGACATGATTCTCGTAGTATCCGTTTTCAATCATCTCCTTTGTCAGCGCCAAGCTGTAGGTCTTGCCCAGCGTGTTCATACCCCACATGGGCACGCCCTTCTTTCCGGCAAAGACCTCTACCATGCCGAACATCATGGAATTTAAAATCTCGATTGTGGATTCCAGATTCTGCATGATGCTTCGCATTCGACCGCGTGCGGCATCCGCCAACATGCTTACCCCAAAGCCGCTTTGTATGTCGCCTGGGGCCTGACCGTACATGACGGTGGGGAAGGTGCTGCGTTGGATTGCGCTCTCGAACTGCGATGTAAGCGATTGTGCAAGCGGCATGTTCGGCTGTATCTGCACAACGTTTAGCCCTGTGCCTGGCGGAAACTGTTCTACGCCGCCTGGTCTCGGCTTGAAGTCCGGTACAATCTGCCCCTGCTCGTTGGTCAAATAGATAAACGGCCAGAAATACCAGAGTGCGCCCGTCTGCTGCATGGATAGCTGCTTGCACTTTGCCTGCCACGGCCCATCAAGCGGATACATCAAAGACAGTGATTCGTATGCCTGATTGCGCGCCTCGGTCGTATCGGCAAAGCCCATGACGATGGGAATGGCAGGATACTTGGTCTTTACGGGGTCTTTGACAAAAGAGTCATCCACCAGAATCGCGTTCCAAATGTCCCCGCTTTTCTGGTCTATGTACCAGAAGTCAAGAATCTCTACCTCCTCAAAATGGTTGTCGTCATTGCGGGAACGTCGCTCGCGCGTCGCTTTGCGCCGCACCATAGACGGCCAACGCTGTAGCGCTTCCCACAACTTCACCCGATACTTGTGATACGCATATTCGGTATACGCCTCGCCGCGTGCCACCCCCACATCACGCGGGTCTAGGCTTCGCAGCAGAAACGGGGATTGACGATGTTGCAGTTTTTCCGGCAGCACATCTTGCACCCAACGCAGATCGTAGACGTGCCGCCCCAACACGGCGGATTGCCATACGGCGCTGTCAATTAGATTCTTGCCGCGGTGTCTGGCCTGCTGCTGCCAAAACGCCGTTGCCCACCGTTCCCGCATGTTGGCATAGGAAAGAGACTGCTCGGTCTCCTCCTTTGGCGGAATCACAATCTTGGGCTTGCCGCTCACCAGACGCTGCGCTAGATTTACGGCGTCATAGGGGTCATGCGTGACGACAACCTCTTGTTCATCCTCACGCAGCTTGCGTACCGTCTCGTCGTCAAAGGCTTTGCCGAAGTAGATATTCTCCCAGCGCCGCGCCAGAGCGTTGTATCCGGCGTCCTCACGCTCTATCTCGCTTACCTTGTCGAGTATCTGGTCGAGTTTCAGCTTCATAATTCCCCTAGTAAGTCGCCCATGCGCTGCGCTTGCGATGCCGCTTTATGACCTTGCGTTCTTCCGTCGGCCCGAAGTGGTCATACAGCCCGTAACCTAACGCCTTAATTGCATGATTGTTCGAGTCAATCGGGCGGCGCGGTTCCGACCTGTTCGCTCCGGTCTTGCGCCACTTCCACAATTCAAACTCGGCCAACACGTCCGCAGCCTGGCCGTCGGGAGACTTAGCGTTGGTCATGTGGCTGTTGAAAAACAGAAGCGGATGTCCAAGCTTTGGGTCATCTCTCAGCCGGAAGCGTACCACGTCACGCCCCACGTCCTGATGCACATAGTTGCTGCGAAAAGACAAGCCCGCCGTCTTCTGCCATATCTCAATATGGCTAGGCATTCCGTACTGATGACGGCCCGCCACGTCTATCACGCCGTGCGTGCCCCTGTTTTTGTACACCAGGTCAAAGAGCGGATTCGCCTGGCACGCCTCTATAGCATCCTGCGCGATTCCCCCACGCAGATACACTCTGTCTAATACGTTGGTCACTAGACCAATCACCTGCACAAACAGCACGCAGTAACAGTTCTTGCCAGGGTCAACCCATAACTCTATGGGTACGTCATAGTCCGGCTGCATACGTCGGACGTTCCTAGCGTAGTCAAATTCAACAATGACCAGCCCCGTAGACTTGCGAGGCTTTGCCCCATAGCGCTCTTCGAAGTGATCCAGCGTGCTGCTGTTGACGTGCTGACGATAGATGCGCTGTATCTCCGGATCGTCCCACCCGCCAGGAAACGCATGGGTGTTAGACCAGGTGGGCAGCGACAAGGCAAAGCCGCCCTCGTCGTTCGGCCCCTCCCAGCGCTTCAGCATATCCCCATACCAGGGCAAACCCTCCTCCAGCGTTCCCGACAAGATGACGTGCCCCCGCCCCTGCGCTACACGCTCCTGCCCACGCAAGAACACTTCGTATTCCTGCTGCGCCGCCTCAACCATCAAGAATATGTCAACTGAGTAGGAAGCCAACTTGCGTATGTCCGACGAGGACTTGGTCTCTACCTTAAACCCCCAAGTTGTCGTCATAACCCAAGATGATGTCGGATTCAACGGCATCGAAACCGTCGCCACAAAACCGCCGCGCTGCAACGCCTGCCACAGATATTCAAACTCCGCACGCGCCTGACGATAGTCCGGCCCCACAATCCAACAGTGGCGAGGAGCGCGCCCGCTACCCACCCCACCCGACTCCAGTTCCTCAACCGTCGGTTCCATCAGCATCAGCGCAATCGCTACCGTCGTAAACGACTTGCCCGCCCGCACCCCGCCGCAGATCAGCAGAAAGCGAACGCCGTTCAGAATGGCGTATATCGCCTCTGCCTGCGTCGGATTCGGACTGTATCCAAGCAGGCCCCAAATAACCCGCAGCCAGTTTTGGCTAATCATCGCCCGCCACTACAGCAAATGCGTCGTCGTATGCGTCAAGCATCCGCTCCAGATACAGAATGTAGTCGAACAAATCCCCGCTGTCCACGGCCTCTATGTCGCCACGCCAATCGCCCGCCATTAGCATAACGTCTCGGCTTTCCCACACCCTCGGCTGCTTCGCTGTCTCGCTGTCCATCCCCTGCATCCCCCTATGTCTAGGTCTACGCTCAGTCTAGGCTCAGTCTACGCTCAGTCTACGCTCAGTCTAGGCTCAGTCTACGCTCAGTCTAGGCTCAGTCTACGCTCAGTCCGGTCTCGGTTCCGTGTAGAAAAAAGTAGGCGGGGTAAGGTTATGCGTTAGTGTAAGTGGTTGTTATCTGATGTAGTGGCTTCGTTAATGACCTGGGTTAAGGCTTACGCCTTCCTCTGTTTTTTTATATTCATTCGACATAACTCCACCGCCTACATATCCACTTCAATCTCTGCTTCCACCATATCATCATCATCAGAGCTACTGTCGGCCAAGCGTCCGCGTGAGGCAAAGGCTAGGTCTGCGCTAGCCTCAGCGTCACGCTGTACTATTGCGCCCTGTCGTGGCGGCAGTAGTGGAGTCCTATCCGCTAGGATAGCCAGTAGGGTACTGTTGCTATCCTCGGTGGATAGTTGTATGGCCTGCTCTGGTTTGCCCAGCAGATAGCTCAGTACTAGCTCGGCCAAGTCAGTGAGGCCTTTAACGTTGCGCTTCTCCAGCGCCAAACTATATGCATCATCAAGTAGTTCCATGACCCTATCGGCGTCCCACCGTTTGCGTAGCGCTTTGACCACGCCGGCCTTATACCCCGTTGGCCCTGTCTGTGCGCGATTGCCAGGAGCAAACTGGCCATTGCTCAGTCTATCGCTCGGCCTATGAGTAAGGCCAGTGCTCAGATCGTCTTCAGGTTGACTCATATCCACCTCAGTGTAAGACGGCCATTGCGTAAAGCTAATAAGGGATAAACCATCATTCGCATCTCGAGCTTGACTTGTCTTCGCATCTCGAGCTTGACTTGTCTTTGAGCTTGAGCTTGCGTTTGAGCTTGAGCTTGCGTTTGCGCTTGCGCTTATGCCGATGCTACCGTTAGCACGGCGATAGTCTAGCTCAGAGCCTGGCTTGACCTTGCTAGTCATGGCCCTAGCCAGGCCCCATGCCGGATTATCTATAGACTAGTCTATGCTCAGGCAAAGACTATGCATTGGCCTCAGCGCCGTGGTGGATTGATGCAATACCAGACGCC